ATGCAGAAGCATAAACCTTACAATAGACTAGCAGTTCTCGAAGACGACCGCACTGGCCAGCTCAAACTCAAACTGATCCAAGACGACACCATTGCCTATGACATCAAAGTTTTCACTCGCGACCAGCTCCGCACGAGCAAGCAGATATTCAGTTGGATCGCAGACGTCCTCACAGAACTACGCAAACACGGCATCCAGCCAGAAGAGGCAGACAAGCTTTTCGAGGGCATCAGGATCCCAGGCCTCAGCGTTAACGAAGAGGGAGAAGTTTTCCTTGCTGCAGGACCTATCAGTAGCCAAGGCCAAATCAAAATCAAATCCAAAGTGAAACCCTATCTTCCTTGGGAATCAGGAGATAACATGGAATTCTTCCTCAAAGACAAAGACGTCGTAATCCGAAACACGCATAAGAAGGCCTAAACTATGCCGGACAGGAGAGTAATAGTCTATGCGCAAACTGTCTTGAGCGCTCACCTTACTGTTCCTAACGTCTTCGAGGAAATCAACAAGCTACTCTCAGACGGATGGCGCCTAGACCGAACAATCAACGGCAGCGGAATAGTTCCACTTGAAAACTCAGCAATCTATCACCTAATCAAGTACTCCGCAGACGAAATCGCGCTTATGGAACAGGAGAAGCAGGAGAAAGAAAAGTCCTTCAGCCTCAAAGCAGAAAGCATGATCAGCGTTCCCCTAGCGGACGTCGACGCCAAACTCAAAGAAGGCTACGAAATCATCCCCGACAAAATCTACGCTAAAGAAGCGGTACTTGTGAAATGGCCAAAGAAAGAAGGCGCCTAGAATGGTCATGATATTTCAAGTTCAAGAAGCCCGTGACCAGCTTCTAAAAGAAGGCATAGTTTGCACCTTCCGGAAGAAACAACACAAAGAAGGCAAAGACTGGGCAACAGACAAGCGTTGCGGAAAGAAAATCGCAGACATTACTATCGAGAAACTCTTCGTCGTAGAGTGCCCAGAAGATCTCAGGAATTACGCTGATCAAAGCGGTTTCAAAAGCGCAGTCGAGTGGTGGGTAAGAATCCAACAGAAATATGGAAAGGACCCGCTTCCAGGATACCTATATAAAGTAACCAGGCTAGGAGCGTGCGCGCAATGACCCAAGAAAAAGTAGAGATTGAAAAAGGCGCCCTCTGCAAATGGATAGAGACAGGCGAGCACGGATGCGGCCTTAAACCAAATCAGCCAACAGAGATAGAATGCATAATCTGCCTAAGCACAGCTGCAAGCCAGACAAGTCAAGCTGCAATCGCATTAGCAGGCCCCTTCCAGACGAAGCTATTCAATGCGCAAAACTTCATAAAAATGGGTATGGAAGCAGCTAGACTTCAGGATAGTCTAGCCAAAATGCTTCAAACGAACCACCAAGAAGAATGGAAAAACCTCTCAGAAAAAACTGCGAAACTAGCAGCCGGCGGGGGTGTAAGCTAATGAGCAAAGAACAAGAAGCCCTCGCAGCCTTCCTCGACGCCGTCGACGCAGGCATCGTTCAAGCGCGCAGGATCCTCGGACAACAAACTACAACCGCTAAAGACGAGAAAACTGGAAAACAAGGCTTCACGTACGACCCAGAAAAGATCCATTGGGAAGGTACGACTGGGGGGAAAGGACCTTATCAACTTGCTACAGTCAACGCGAACGCTGATAACGTTGACTTCGGCCTGCTCAGAACAGCGTTAGAGGAGAATCAGAAGCCGATCTGGGGCAAACAATACTTCTACTGGAAACTCGAAAACAACAACATAGGACGCAAACCTATAAGCGAAGTCAAAAGGAAGAAGAATCAATGAAGAGACAAGAGAAAACACAGTCAACCATTACAACTAGAAAGTGCGATATCAAAGGATGCGACGAACCTGGAATCGTAAGCTCAGGAGAACTCTGCTTCTGTAGAATACACGGCATAGAGCTAGAACTATTAGCAAGGCTCCCTGACAAAAAAATCCGTACAATTTTCATAGGGGGCGGATAGAAATGAAAAAGAAGAAAAGCAAGGTCTGCAGTTTTTGCGGCCACAAGAAAGGACTCCCAAGACCAAAAGGACGAATCAATACGGATGGAACAGGCCTCTGCAACTGCAGTTGCCACCACTAAGGTGGAAACATGCCTCACGAGACACTTAGACATTGTCCTGACTGCGGAAAAAGGCTTCCTCGAGGGCCAAGAGAGCCAGCTACAAAATGCAGACCCTGCAGTTCAAGAGCGAACGGAAAAAAGAAGCCTTGGAAAGCACCAAAGCCTCGGAGCATAATCAATTTCTAAAGGTGGTGAAAAAATGTGTTGGAAACAAGAATGGGCTTCCGCAATCAACAACATTAACTGGACGATAATACACATTGAACGAGCGGAAGCAAAACTTCAGAAACGATTAGCAAGAAACGAGCAACATCTTGAATATCAGATGCAGCTAGAGTACAAGGACAAACAAGCTCTTGGAGAGATTCAGAGTCTCATACAGAAGAATCGAAAAGCTCTTAGTGATTGTAATAACCTGGTAACTCTTCTGCGAGGGCATCAAGAGATGCTCAAATCTATGATAGAAGAATACGGTATAAACCGTGCAAAGGAATCTCAAAGATTGAAAGTGCTAATGTCTGGTACGAGAAAGGCAAAAGGAAAGTCTTGGTCTTGAAAAGAAGAAGCCTTAAATAGAATAGCTACGAAACAGGTACAAAGTCACTCTTTTTCCTCTACTCTCAAAAAGGGGATTATGCCACGTGGCATATTTATGCGGATTGGCTGTTACGGTCTTGAGCCTAACCCTCAGGTCAATCACACCGCATCCCATTCTCACACTAGCAGGTTTAGTTCTGTTCCTCTAATGCGGAATCCTCAATGGAACACCGGGGGCTCCCGTCCTGAGCTTACTCAGAGTTTAGCCTTAAGCGTGGTCTCCCTTTTGAGTCCAGCTAACCCTAAGGTGCTAACATGATATAGGTTGTGGGAGTGTCGCTCGTCACCGGCTTGCGCCTCTAATACGTTTCTCCCTTAACCCAAAGGGCGGAGAGCTGTTACGGTCTGAACCTACCCTTACACTTGCACCCGAATAGCCTGCTTTCGCAGTCTGGTTTTCACGGTAGCCTATGTGCGTAAGAGCCAGCCCCCCTAAGTGCATCGTGAACTCAGCAGTTTTGGACGCTGAGTACGCATTGATTTGAGGATTGCCTGAAGCTCATTTTCTAGCCCCGGTGACCCCGAGGGTGAAAAGCTCTTCAGGCATATCGCCTTCCTCAAGGCGAGCGAGCGTCACGCCGTGCTAGTTCCTTCTTAGAAACCGTTTTATTTATTAATTTTGCGGTTCTTCGCGAAAAAGGAAAACTTTAACACTTAGAAGCACTCCAGACAGATTGGAGCGGGCACCGGAAATCCTTTCTCACTTGTAAAAAAAGGTTTTCAGAAATAGCCTTTCTGAAAATCCGGTGTCAGCTCCACTCAAAAAGGCTACTGTGCTTCTTGAACTGTCACCGTAATTTTCCTGACGTTCTTTCCTGCCAGGTTTTCCATGTCAAACTGCACTCCTAAAACGTAAACGCTCACACCAGGGTTTACAGGACGCTGCGCACTATCGCTGTAAAGGGTAACATAGGACCCGTTCACGGCATCAGTTTCAAACTTGAGAGCTAAGCTGCTAGCCCATGAAACATTGTTTTCCACGAAGGTTATCGTGTACGTTCTGACAATGCCATACACCTTTACCTTGCGTTTGTATTGGCTGCTGCTCCAAGCATCCCACTGGCTCGCTTGAACAGCAACTCCTTCTGACCATTTCGTCACTGTTAAAGTAGACCCGTCAAGAGTTGTGCCCATTCAAATCACCTTGCGTCAACAGCGATTACGCCTATGCAACCGCCGAGACCGTACACGATAAGATTGTTGTTTGAGACATCAATGATGTCCATCATGTACGTGAAGTTTACGAGATCCGCGCCTGAGAGGCTATTGTAATAATCATCAGCAACTCCAAAAGTTACTCCGTGGATGACGCCGACTCCCGCGAACTTTGCTGGATTCAGGAACCAAGGCTCAAGGATACAGTAGAGCGTTGACCCTTGACTGAAGTAAATGTTGACAGGTATATGTACTACGTTCGGGAGAATCCATGGACAGGCGATTATGCTTATGGTGACTGCCGTGCTGGCGTTGCGCTTGCTTATTGTCACCGTATGGCTCGATCCAACAGCGAAGGATCCTGCAGTCTTTGCACTTGCACAACCCACAGCATCCGCGTCTTGATTGCGTTCATCCCAAGAAATCTGAGCAGCATCAACAGAAATGCTTACGCCATTCGTGAGGTTGTCGTCGATATTCTCAAAGTTCGTCTCTCCCCCGGCTGTTGAGGCGAAACATTGAACTAGATAAGTAGCCTTTTGAAGAGCGCCCACAGGCGTGTTACGATTTGCAACTGTGAGAGCGATGCCTGTGCTATAGGTGCGGACGCTGGCGCCTTGCTGGTCATTGAAGGCGCTTAGGCCTGCTTGGAAATTCTTGATGGCAACTGTGTAGGCTGCAGATGATACGTACCCCTCAACCTTCACGTCATACGTGCCGGCTGCTAACCAAATGGCAAGCCCATAGGATGTATAAACTCCTGTTGGCTCAAGCCCAAAAACGTAGTTGGAACCAACCTTTACGCGTACATATCCTATAGAGCCATTTAGCAAGATGTCAAGCTTGATGAGCAAGATTCCGGCAACAGCTAATACTACGTTGCCATAATCATGCATCGTGCCCCAGGCAGCCTGCGTGTTATAAGGGTATTGCGTCGGGTCGTTAATGAGGTTGCTTTCCTGCGCTACGAGTCTTTCCTGTTCAGCTAGAATCGGCATTAGGCTACAAACACGCTCCCAGATCTGATACGTTTCTGTGTTGCCGCTGCACCGCTGCTCGTGGGCTCGACGATAGTCGTTTGTAGAGCCTGCAGGACCTGTTTTGATGCTAGGTCAACTGTTGCTTTGTCCGCGCTGCCCTCAATATTCACAAGAGGAGCTGTAATGGTAACGTTTACAGCTCTTCCCCCACCATCAGGAACAGCCAAGGTTCCACGGCCTAGACCTGCCCAAGTATTCACTGCACCGCCTGCTCCGGGAATAAGGGTTTGTGCAGCTTCAGTCTTCATTTTGCCCAGCAGCGCCGTTTGCCAATCTCGCAGCTGCGTCAACTTCGTCTCGTACTGGCTGTTCATCGAGTCAATCTCGCTTAGAACAGCGTCTTTCTCGCTTCCCGTGAGAATTGCAGCGTAATCTGCCATTTGCTTAATCTGCTTGTTATGCTCAGTCGTCATCTTCGTAATCGTGTCACCGATATTCATGGCCATCGTAGCCACTTTATTCGTACTGCAACTGGTGTATGCTTGCATAGCGTTCTGAGCTTCTCCGACAAGGCCGTGATTAATGAGGTCGGTTACGTCGCTGGCCATAACACTCATCTTGTCCGTAGATTCATCTGCCAGACTAGACATCTTGCCCGTTGAACAGTCCTTGAACGCTTGTATATCCGCCTGAGCCTTGTTAACGAGTTGCTCGTTTATCACGGCTGGAATCTGGTTGATCTTCGCAATTTCCTTGTCATACTCTCCCAGAAGAGCTTCTTTACTGCCTATCACGTTGTCGATTTGCTGTTGCAAAGACTTGTACGCATCCGTGTTCTTGTAGTTTAGACCGTAAGTGACTTCTAACCCGGTCTCTTCCTTTCCTAGTTCGCCGAGCATCTGGTCCGTTGCGGTGATAAGCTGCTTTTTGCTGTCAGCAAGATTCTTCAGTTTCACGTCATACGTATCCGCCGAGCTTGACGTCATGATAAACTGTTCTTTGAGGTCGCTGAGACTCATCTCGAGAGGCGAGAGATTTGCCAGGACCTGTTGCTGAGCGGCAACGTATTTGATAGTCATGTTCCCAGCATTGTCCATATCTTGTCCGAACGCTTGTATAGTCTTAGAGGTCTTGGCAACAACTTCATCAACTTTCGCAGTTGCTACAGAAGCATTATTAGCTCCCGTAACCCAGCCGACAAAGCCTGAAACAGCCCCTGCAATAGCACTGCCAACAGCAGCCAGATCACTTCCAAGAGCATTGATACCATTCCGAAAAGTCTCACACGTATTGTACGCATAGATGATCCCCGCTACGAGGGCTGCGATTGCTGCGATGACGAGGAAGATGGGGTTTGCATCCATAACAGCGTTCAACGCAACCTGTACGCCAGCCCAGATTTCCGTTGCGTTGGATACTATGCTTATGATGCTGATAAGGCTGGGAATTACTGAGAGCGCCGCGAACATCATGGAATTGTTCAAGTTCTGACTAGACAGCTGAGCCCTTTCAACAGCTACGTTATAGGCGTTCTGGGCAATGCTCAGCTTATCCAACGCATCTTTAGCTTGCGTACTGGCTGGACCGTATTTGGCGATAACGTCGTTATAGGCTGTTTGAGCTTTTTCAAGGGTTTCCGTGCTTCTTTGAACCATAAGGTTTGCCCTATCGACGCGAACCTGAGCTTGCTCAATCCTGTCATAACTCATATACAAGCCCATTCCCGCCATGGCAAGGCTGTTCATGCTCATCGCGGAACTTGAAAAGCTTGTCTTGAGCTCTTCATTTGCGGCGGCAACTCCCTGCGTGCTGCCTTCAACATCATTAAGCGTGCCCTGCATAGTGGCGCCTACATTAGCAATGATCTCTGAAGCCTCGTCATACGCGACAAGGTGGATCTCTACTTCACTGCTGCTCATTCAAGGCTCCTCATTATTTTCTCTGCTGATACCACTTAGGCCATTCGATTAAGAACTGAATTTGGAAAGGCGTCAAGCTTCCAATGTACTCTAAGGTGTATCCGTACTCATGGGCGATGAATCCGATTGCCTGCGCTGATCCACTAATGCTAAGCCACTCGCTGAGAACGGCTTCTTCTGCGGAAAAAAACTCCCCTGCGTCTGCAACTTCATCAAGAGACGCACGACAACCTCGTAAGGCATCTCCTTGACTTCCTCAAACGTCAAACCTTCATTCGCAGGCGCTAGCTGCTTCCACAGCAATGCTATGCTCCTGTCCCTGTTGTCCTTGTACTTCTCAGCAAGCTCGATGAGCTCATTGTAACTCAGCAGCACATACCGGATCGTGCCAAGGTCCTCATCTACAATTTCGCGTATCTGCTTTGCTTTCCGGACAAGCTCTTTCGGATTGAAGATTTTCGTGCGTTCTCGTTTCTCAGCTTCAAGCTCTTCTAACCGCTGCTGCATCTCAGTAACTCTAGCCCAGTCAATTTCTCCTTCCTTCAAAGTTTTCACCTCAAATCGTTATATGAACGTGATTATTATCCTCTGAAAAAGAGGGGGGAAAGGTTTAGAATGCGCTTATTACGATGTCGCTGGCTTCTCCGGCTACTTTTTCGCTTACGATGCCTTTCTGGTCAACCTTCATGCTCCATGCCGTGAAAGTGCAAGTCTTGTACGTCCATTTTTCCTTGCCCGTTCCAGTGCCTGCTGGCGCGATGATTATGTCCACGCTTGTGCCACCGTAAACATACTGCTGATAAACCTTGTCGATGAACATCTTGTCAATGCTGAATTTGAAGTGCTTATTCCCATCTTCCAAGATGCTAGGCTTGTCACTTGCTAATGCGTACTCTTTGATCAGGTCAACGCTCATTTCATCCGTGAAGCCTTGAACGAAGCCTATAGTGACTGCGGAGCCTGCGCTTGCCTGGATAACGCCGTTACGACCTACTAAGGGGGTGCTCATTACGTTTCTCACCTCGATTCAAGTTTATCGTGACGAGATTGTGCAGATAGTTGCAGAGAACAATCTCCTGCGCCTCGCGCCTATGACCCGCAAAAAAGTGTTCAAAAATACGTTCATCCAAGCCATAATCCCACTGGCCATTAATCTGCCGGCAAGCCTCTTCAAAAGTCAAACACTCTGCATACTCATTGAGAACGTCGTGCGTGAGAAGCAGGAAAAGACCTAGCCATTGACGATAATACCTGTCCGTGTCGGCAAGGTATATCAAGGCTTTCCGGCTGAGCTCCAGAATATTCAAGAAGTGCCGATCGCGCAAGTGCTCCAACGTCTGGCGGGGAACGTCATCGAAGCGACCGCAATATGTTTCTATCCTGTAAGTTTGGAACAGCTTCTGATAGACTTGCTCGAGGAGCTGTGTCTGAGGATATGTAGGCCTTGGATCTGGCAGGAGATGGTTGAGAAAGCGTACGGCCATATTGAGCAGTTTCTTTCGTATGTGAAGCTTGACCCACTTGTCCAAGAAGCTTCACCTAAGCATTTGCGAGGCAAGACCTGCTATTCCATTCCAGATTTCCTGCTGCACCTCATCTCTATGCAGCTCAAACGCTCGGGTCATGAATAATCTAGCAGCCATCCGTCTTGTGCCCCATTCGACGTAGGGCGCGTAGAAAGCGCGCGCGTAAATGATGAAGGCACATGAACCAACCTCTTCCATGTTCTCCGTGCTCAGCAAAAAGCCGGTACGTACCGGCGTGAAACTTCTCATATCCTCAAGAATACGAAGGCCCACGAGTGCCAGGCTGCTCTGTACATTCTCTTTGAGCGCGTCGCTAAAACGGTTAAGATTCAAAACTAGTTCTGTGCCGCCTCGTACGCTTGCCTGGAAGGATATGCTCAAGACGTCAACCCTCAAGTTGGAACTACATGAAAATTGACGCATGCTACCTGAAGCGTCAACCGCACCAAATCAGATCCTTCAACCTTCGTAATTTCTCTTTCAACATAAACATCTGCAATTCCAGATATGCCTAGCTCTTTTGTGTGAAGGATCCTGTAGACCTCGTCGCGAATGAGCTTTCGGACGTCTGCGGCTGCCTGAGGAGTAGTTGAAACCTTCACAAGTACGTCGACGATTATTCTTTCGTGTTCGAGCCAAGCTTCCCGGCTTAACGGATCGTTCTGGAGAGCTCCTGTAGGATTGTAGCAGCTGACCCCCTGTTTTTTGCTGCTAGCAAGAAAAGAAACTGTATCGACTCGTGTTGTTTCCCAAAGAATATCGCTAGCTGCTGGCGAGGCTAACGTCCAATTTACCTGCAAAACCTGACTGATGAGCACGTTATTCTCAGTCATACCGTGCCCTTCTAGGTGCCTGGAGTCCTAACTTCTACGTCTTCACCGTTGTTAATGAGGTTCTGCAGCTCCTGGCTTGTCAAAAGCAGTTTCTGGCCTCGCACGTAAGCATACACGTAACTGCCACTCCAAACCGTACGTGCCGTTCCTGCGGAAGCAAGGTTCTGGGGAACACTAAAATCGTACGGGCCAGACTCAACAGGGTCACCCGGAATATTCTGGGTCATGGTGACGCTAACGGCCCCTGTGCATTACTTACTTCACTCTGCAATCTTGGAACGAAAGCAACTGCAACAGGCGAAAGATTCACCATATGCCGGCTCAAGTCTTCCCTGAACCCCTGCAAAGTCGCCATAATCGCCTCTTTGTACGGTCCTGCCCGGGCAACACGCAAATCGCCTAGGAAATAGTCGAAGGCGCCTACGAGGCTGCCGCCCATGCTAATGACGAGAACGCGAATGCAAGCTATGTCCAGCGCAGCGTTATAGGCTACTGTATACTTCGGGTCCGTCGATGCCGGCGTGGATCCAAGAATCGAAAGTATGTAATTGTTTGCGAAGCTTACGTATGCTGCAAGGGTCGTATCAGCGATTTTCAAACCATAAACATCATAAACATGATTGACGCTGTCATACGTTGCATTCAAGGCTGCCTGAACATCACTCGCAGCAATCGGAAAAGCTCCTGCAGGAGTAACGGGCGCTCCTGTACCGATAGGTTGCCAACTGAAAACGTGATTTGTATCCGGGTCAAACATGCTTATGTTTATGCGAAAAGTTGTCGCTCCCGGATTGCTAGGCCAGAAGCCTCTACCGCCCAAGTCATCCTGCGGGGTTAGCTGAATCTGATCTATCGTAGGCGTGAAGCTGAGACCGTGCAGTACGTCAACATAAGTATTTCCAGCAGTTATTGTTGCTGAACCCATCCCTAACCCCTCTCCTATTTCATTTGATTATGAACCCAGCTTTGCAGACCACGTGAAGCCGTAGTTTGCGCTTGCCGCAACCGCAGGCATCATGTTGAACATTGCTACTTCATACACGCAGACCGTGCAATTTGCGGCAACACTCGCCGAAAGGCTCAGACGCACATATCTAGCAGAGACACATTCAACCTGACTATCGACTATAAGCTCGCTAGTCGGATTTACACGTTGAAATGCTCCCGTTGCCGTGTTATAGTTCCAGTTTGTGCCGTCATTGGAATAGTACCAGTACCCGGTCAAGGTGCAGGTTTGATTGACGAGCAAGCCTACTTTCGTAAAGACTTCACACGTATACGTTGCTCCAAGGTCATAATCAAGAGTGCCTATGACCTGCGAGCCCGTCGCATTAGTTGTCCCGTTTGTCGTGCTTGTTGTCCAGTCGCCGTCCGTGCTGTTAGCCAAGCTTGTCGGCGCAACACCCCAAGCCGTCGTAGTCGGAGTTATTCCCAAAGCAACGTTCGGCAGGACTGCCGGCTGAGTGAGCGTAACCGTTATGTACGTGCTGTTCGCACTCCAATAGAAACCTCTTCCGCCTAAATCGCTTTGCCAGTTAATTCCAACATTCGTAGGTGTGCCATTGAGTCCATGTGGAAAACTGTAGGATACGCTACCGCTGGGAAAAGTCGCTGCACCGTTACCTTCGGTATTCCAGCCATGATTATAATGAATTCTTGAGCCCGTCCCATAATCAACCAGAGGAGCAGCGCCATACCCGTAGAAAGTGTTATCTTCAACGAGGGTTTCCGCTACGCTTGCAGCAGCGATTGCGACGCCGTAATGTTCAAAATTGTTTCCATTTTTACCATTGAACTCGCAGCTAATTATGCGCGTGTAACTTGCAGCTGTCCCATAGAGGAAGATGCCATCATACGTGTTATTCGCGCTTGCACTGTTCTGGATGAAGTGGCAGCTGATGAAGCTGCAGGTTGAGCCGTTCAGCCATACGCCGTGATAACCGTTTTGTCGAAAGTCATCGTCTGTCCAGTCAAGGTAGCCGCCGCCCGTCATGTTGAGGCCGCACTGCCCGTTTAACATGAATTTGCTGCCGATCATGTGGCCGCTGGATCCGCCTGTAACGTGTATTCCGTCAAGCAGGTTATATTCACTGATGACATCGAAGAAGCTGTAGCCCCAGAACTGACTTGTGTAAATGCCATACTGCGCGAAATGAGTGATATACACGTCGTGAAGAGATAGGTCCCAGAAGGTGCCGCCTGCCGTTGGTTCAATGTATATGCCTGATCCTTGCGTGTTCATTCCACTGTTGCCCGTTATGGTCATGGAATATATTTCTGCTAAAACGTTCGTTGAGCTATTCTTGTATTCGAAGAGGTTGCAGTTTGCATTATCTGCAAGCTGCAGTATTGTTATGCTTGGGCCTTCGCCTTCTATCCAAATATGCTGCTTCATGATTATTGGCGCGGTAAAGTTGTATGTTCCCGCTTTCATGAGAATTCTTCCGCCAGAAGAGCCCACAACTGTTAGGTTTCCTATCTCGCTGTTTACGACTGCGCTTATGTTTGTGTTTTGAAGAACCGTGCCATCCGTGCCATTCTTCGCGAAAAAGTTCCCGGCGCCATTCGTTGTGATGATATAATTGTACGCGCCCGTAGGGCTTGCAATAGTATCCGTTCTGTTCAATCCGTTCCAGACTAGATTGTTCAAGTTTACGGTCGTGCTGTTTATCGTAGCCACAAGCAAGTTCCCGCTGGAGTAATTGAAGACGCTGTAGGCTAGGCCAGCTTGGTAATACGCGAATACGCCAGAGTTAAAGTCATCAATGATACAGGTTGCTCCAGAGGCGACGGTCCAAGTTATTCCTGTTGCGCCTTCGTCAAGGATGAATCTTACGTTATTCAGAACAGTTACGGATGCTGTGTAGCTTCCTGTTTGAACGTGAACGCTGCCGCCGGCACTGCTAACATTTCCAAAACCATCCATAATTATCTGGCTCTGATTTGCAAGAAACTCCGTAAGATAACCGCTCTGATTCATCAAACACGCGCCAGCGCTATGCTGGATGACAAGGTACGTGTTGCTCTTCTGAAAGGCGCTGAGGCTGCTGTTCACTGGAATATCAAGCCTATTCTCGATTGTTTGAACACGAGCTTGAACATCAACATTCACGTTGATGTTTGCACCTAGATAAGCAGCAATTCCAGCACAAAGGAGAATAGCGCAGATCAGAACTGTTTTTACAGGGGTTAGACTGTTCAGGTTGATGTTTAAGGATCCTTTTGAGGTCTGTTGTTGATTCATGCTTTTTGTCACTCCCATGACTATGAAGATTATGCCACGTGGCATACTTTTGAAGCCTGTTCGGCGCGCGAACAGACCTATCGACCATACAGTCTGTTGAGTAACCTGTGTACTCTGCAGTGCAGGCAAATCTCATATTTGCCGCAGCTGCAATGCCTGCAGAGATTCTTACTCAACCAGACGACGAAACTGTTAAACATGGCACTTTCAGCTTTCAGCCTTGGCCAGGGAGAAAGGAGAGCTGCAAAACGCACACTCCAACCTTCCTAGAAACTATCTTCGGAGAAGTGAAAGAAGATGGTTTTTGAATGCTGGCTGACGTGCAAAAATGTTAACTAAAAAAGGGGGGAATTCATGCTTTAACTGTTTGCTTCGCAACGTTTATCCTGCTGGCTTTCCTGCGTGGTAGTTTGGGTTTTGCATGGCAGCAAGGGTCGCGTCAATGTATTGTGTTGCTAGCTTGAGGAAATCAAAGGTTGAATCGTAGCCGATGACGCTGCCTAACCCAATAACTCTGCCTACATCTGAGACAAGGGTTGCAGGCGGATAAAGCACCAAGTACCCATTCACTATGTTGATTGCCCAGCCCATATAGGATCCTATAGAGGTTTGAGTGCTGCTGGTTACTTTTGAAGCTGTTGACGTGCTAGAGGTTGAAGGCGTCTGTAGGTCCGCAACGCTGGTGTTGAGGACGTCGTTGAGGCCCCATCCGTAAACGAAGCTGATCAACACGATACCTAAAATGCTTGTTACGTTTTCAGGTATCGTGAACGTTTGGAATGTTGCCGCTGCGCTAGCAAAGCTCGTGATGAACGCTAAGATTGCAGTTGCCGTGTACGTGTGGTCCCAGGAAGCTCCTGCCTGAAGTTTCTTGAGACTCGGCAGCAAAGTACGCAGAAGAATAGCGATTGTTATGGCTGCGAAGCTGATTATCACTTGCGTGTCGTTCATTGTTTGTCTTTTCTCCGTCACCATTAAATGGTGAACTATGAAGAGACTTCCAGAAGGAACGTCCCATGTGAGATGTGAACGTGAAATTGACCTTAAAAAAAGGGGGAAAGAGGGTTGTAGCTACTTTGTAGCTTACTTAGAGGGTTTAGGTTGTTTTCAGTCCTGTTATTTGGACGATAGCGTCTCCGCTCAAGACTACAGGCGAGTACCTTGTTGTAAGCGACACATCTACGCAGTCGAAGTCTTTCTTGAGCTCCAGATCCGTCATCAACGGCCGTTTAATGACGAAGAAGCCCATAGGCGCGTAGGCGCCGCTTGGATTCTCTCCAGTACTAACCATGTATGCGGTGCCAGCTGATTGTACAGGTGTTACGAGAACTTGTATGTCGCCGTAGATTGTGCCGATTACGCCGCCCTTCATAATCTTCTCGCCGTAATGCGCCCACAGCGAGAACATTGGCAGCTCGTACAGGTCCCTAGCGTTTATGGGGTTGCAGATGAAGTGTGTTGGCTTGAAGCTTTTAGATTCAATGTAGCTTTTTGCCCAGAGAATATCCTCTTGGCCTACTCCGTAGGCTGTGCCTGCGCTGACTTGGAAGCGTGTTCCTGTGCTGCCCATGCTCCAGCCTGTTGCTCCGCTGCTGATTCCTGCGCCGGCGCCTATTACGCTGAGACAGTCATAGTCAATCGTGTAGGCCATACGTCTTGCTAGACGTCTGAGCTGCTGCTCGATCACTGGAATGTAGAAGTCTTCGATGTTTTCGCGGACAACCCTTTCACGTTGGCCTTTCTTGTATGGCGTTACGGTCACGTATGATAGCGGCGTGAAATCCATTGGAATCTCAACGCCCGGGCTAATCTCGCTTATAGCTGCGCTTCGGCTGCCGGCTTCCTTAGCGAAGGTTGCTGTTCTGCCTGCGACTAATGGGAATTCTGGAAGCAACTGTTTGATCATCAGTGCGGGCATTGTTAGCTCGATGATTTTCTTGTGTAAGGCTGGATACGCTACTGCGCCAGTATCAACCCATGTAAAAGCGTCTGGTGTCATGCTCATCTTCAATCACCTATGTCAGGAAGATTACTGCTGAGGCTCCGCTTGCCGCGCCGATTTCGCAGATGCCCATTATTGACCTTTCCGTGTTAAGGATAGCTGCTATGGCTGCGCTTGTGCCGGTCAGGTCTGTTGCTGAGATTGCTGCGCGTGTCTGAATTGTTCCGCCAGGACCTGAAGTTATGCAGTCTCCGACTGTTATTGTTCCATATGCTTTTGCGCGTACTCTACCTCGCCAAAGAACTGAAACGCTCTTGCCGAGAGCTGCACTAGTTATGCAGACACCGGAGGGTTTGTTGCCTGGGCTTGTTGTTGGCTTCTTAACGGTTTGATCAGCAGTCGTGAGCTCTACGACTTGACCCATCGTTAAGATTTCGCCAGCGATTTCCCGAGTAATGTACCGGTCGCTAATGTGCGGGTTAGTGCCTTCAAAAGTGTCGCTCATAGTCCTTCACCCTTTGCTTGCCCTGAAAAGGTCGTGTTGCCCTGCTCCCTCATTTTCGCGTTAGCCTTCAGAAAATCCTTGAACCAGGGTGACGATGGACCAGTTGACTCTTGATCCATGTCTTCAGTGCTGATTAAGCCTTTTCCATGCGCGCGTGCGCCTGCTTGCTGAGGCTTCTTTTCCTCGTCCTCGTCGTCATCTCGATCGTCTACAGCATCAGCTCCAGGATCGGCTTTCTTTCCTTTCTTGGCTGCTTCTGCTGATTCGCCCTTCCCGGCAGATTCTGCGCTTTCACTCATTTTCTTGCTCAGCTCGCTCAGCTTTCTAGTCAAGGCATTTTTGGTTGCGCGCCTTCCAACTTCAGCCTCTATTTCAGCGATTTTCTTTCCCAGAGCATCGATTTCTGCGCCTTCAGCCTTCATTAGTTGATCGCCTAAGCTTTTCAGTTGATTCTGCATTTCCTCGTATGTTACCTGCTTTGGCGCTCCCTCTCCGGGAGCAACGTTAACTACGCCTTGTGCTTTATGCGGAGAAGCCGCTTGCTGCCCATTCTGTTGTGCAGACAATGGCTTCACCTCTTTGTGTTCGTTCGTTTTGTTTTCAGGTTCTTGCACCTCTCGGTTAGAACCCACATCTTCGTTACCGTCAAGTAACTGTGAACTGATACGTACACGAAGAGCAAGAAGCCTCTTCAAAACTTGTTTACGCGCCTCGAGCACGCCCTTCTCCTTAGAATCAACATTCGCCCTGAAAGACTCGAGATCAGGTGACCAAGCCTTTATTCTGCAGGTTACGCTGCTCTTGTCCGTGCAGGCGCCGCTAACACATGCTCCCTCGCACATTCGTATGTTAGATTGGCTTTCGTTCATTGCAGCTGCGAAGCCAACAGGCTTAAACTCCGTCGTCTTATACGCAGGGCTCGCAACGATGCTGAGCTCGCGGACCTTCGGTTTATGAACGACTTCCCAGGCACCCGGGCACAAGTGTACAAGCATACCTTCGTTACGAGTCTGTTTCTTGCACTTGCTGCATTCAACGTTGTCGCTGTCAACTTGAACGCTTACATGCGTCAGATATCCCCTAAGCACCTTCTGGATAATGCTTGCGTCGCCGATTTCAGCGCGGAACCAAGCAGAACTTCCTAGGTTCTTGGCTTCTGGAACCTTTCCTATCACGGCCAATGCGCTTTCAGCGTGATCAATTCGGAGCTGTGCACCTTGAAGGCTGGAGACGAAAAAGTCAAGGTCTTCCGGGGGAACTTGCCACTTATTCGTGTTCACGGTCGTATCGATTGCTGTGCCTTCAATGTTGATCAAGCTCTCCTTAACTGCTAGCTGGGCGTCTTGGCCGATCTGCGCTTTAAAAGGCACGTAATACTTCAGTTTCATGCTTTACATCCTCTTTCGCGTTAATTCGTGACAGTAAGCCTTGAAGCGCTCGTTATCTTCAAGGAAGCTTTTCTTGCCGTTCGCGTAGCCTTCTAACCTTTTTTTCAAGGATTCAGGAAGGCCTCTGTAGTCAGGGTCATCCGGCTTCCACCGAACAGTTATGCCCTTGGCTAGGGCTGCTTTGATGATTCGTTCTGTTATGAATGCGCGCGCAGCGGGACCGTAATCCTTTCGGTGGTCCATGTGACTCCAATAGGATACAGCAGCGTGAACGTATTCGTCGTTGATTGGGTAGTTGTAGCCGACTGGATCCGCGAAGCTGCTTTCTTGGATATCCTTGTACTCGCCTGGTTTGGTGAAGCTTGCGTTTGAGCCTCTCTTGTAACCATACTTCTTTTCCCTCTCTCGCATAGCCTGCTCAAGCTTTGGATCTGCAGAGCTAAAGCTCATGAAACCATAGAATTCCGCGATACTTTCTTCATTGTAGCTCACAACATCAACTCCTAATGACTATGACTTGATCTCGAGTCCAAGAAACTGCATGTTAAAACATCATGTAAGCCGATCTCGAGCAGATAATCTTTTGAGATTGATTTGATTTGCTGGAACTTCAACAAGCGCGCGGGTAACGATATAATATTTGTCGCAGGCTACACAATGATAATAATAGCCGGGCCTAGTGTTTCTACAGCCCCTCTTAGTCTCAGGAAGATGCATCTGCGGTATTCGACCAGCCTTTTCTTCCAGCGTACCATGACAATTCGGACATTCAACCATAATGATCTCTCATTACACTTTGGAATTTGATTTACGAAACTTCTCTTTCAACAAGAAAAGAGTATTTCTACGATCTCTCTTTTTGTCGACTGCACCCTCACGGTACAGTTCATTAAGGTAACTGCTTTCTACAGCTCTCACCCTGCCGGTTACAGCTGCAACTTGCCCCGCAGTCACGTAGTCCCCGAAGATTTTCAAAGCTTCAATAGTCCTCTGAATGTTAACGGTTATATAGACGCATTGACCCGTAGAAGTCTGAGAAGTAACGTGCGTTTGAATTGCGGATATTTTAGCGTCCAGAACGTCTAGCCTTACTTCCAGCTTTCTAACTGCTGCATCAATCAGATGCGCAATACTACCCATAAAATCAAGGCTCTTAGGCTTGTGTTGCTGTCATGTTGATGTCAAAGCTGAAGTTTGTTACGCCTGTTACGTTTGCGAGGGCCTGCAGATTCATCTGAACTGGAATAATGTCTCCTGGATGAAGTATTTGTCCTGTGTAGTTCCAGCTGAAAACTAGGTACTGCTGCGCAGACGTTGGATTCCAGTTTCCGAGCGTATAGCTTAGGGTTATGTTTGTATTCTGCGTATTTTGTGCCCAGCCCATGACCGCGTGAATATCCCCTGGGTTGAATGTTCCCCAGGTTATGCCTTTGGTTGGTCCGTAAGCGATTGTCCGATTTTGGTCAGCCCACAAGACGAAGCCTGTAGTGTTTATCGTGCCGGTGTTGTGTATTTGCACTGTGTACGTTAAGACAAGGGCTGCAATGAGTATCGCCGCTGCTATGAGGACGCCTGCTGTTATGCTTGCTTTCTGTTGATTTGACAAACTCATTTCTAATCACTATGAAGACTGAAAAATGATGAGCAGCCAGAGTCTACAAGGCTCGAAGGCTTCAGTAGGCTCCGGCAACGCCCATCAATAGGAAACTTGGTTCAGCGCGTGCTAGAAGTCGTACATTTCCATTTCAAGAGTGATCAGAGTCTTAGCCGAGCCTCTTAGAACGAATCCGAGAACGTTCTCTGCGACTTTACCATCAATGTAGATCCGAGTTCCCTGCGGGGTTCCGTCTGATTTTATGAGGATATGCCTTCCCTGATACTCAAGAATAGGCTGGATATCCTTTGTTTTTCTATTCGTGAAAATGTCTTCTGAAAGGGGACGGTCTTCTATTTTCTTTTGAAGCTTCTTGATCCGTTCTTGCTCACGGTCTACCTGAACGCAGGCGCACAAGTCCAAGGGAAGACCGCATTTTGGACAGGTCACATTCTTCGCTACTGTAGGCTTCTTTTCAACCCTTCTCATGCTCGGCTCTGTAGGCTTCTGAGGCGTTTTCCTTCTTTTCTGCGTGTAATCTGTTGTAAGAGCCCAATGCTTCTGATAGATTGCTTCTGGCTTTCGTCCCTGGAATAGCGGCGCAAGCAGCTTAGCCCGTTCCATTGTTGTGCCCTTGACTTCATCCCAACTTTTCAAAAGTCTTTCTTCGTCCTTCGGATCCCACTGGTTTTCTCTACGTTTTCGCTTAGGTTTCTCGGGAGTCCCAGATGCTTCCGGCTGCTTTTCGGGTACTACTGGAATTCCCGTAGGCTTCTCACCTTTCAGAGGAATCAGCGTAAATGGCTTCGAGGGGTCGCCGAAGTCCGTTTCAATAACGTCAACGTCAAGCTGTGCTTCCCAGTCAGGGTCAAACTCGTGTCCAGGCACGACGAGGCAAGGTCCGTAAGGCGGACAATCACGCGCTGGAAACTGTTCTCGTAATTCCTGAAGTGTTACCATAATTATTATTTGAGCTGTGGATTTATAAAAGCTTTGAATTGTGCATGTACGCGTTCAAGCAGCGTCTTCTATACTCGTTCCATGCCTTCAAATCTGAAAAGTAGCTAATCTCGCTTTTCAAATGCTTCTCCAGCCACTGGCGAACTGCTGCTGGAGTTTTGAAGCGGTCCTTGCTGAAAATGTAGTTCTGGATTTCCCATCGATCCGAACCCTTCACGCGCGCATAAGTAATTTGAACGCCATCCGTAATGTCCTTGACTCTGAACCTGTCGAATCTTCCTGGCTCAGCAACCCTGTACCTAAACGTGTTGTCTGTTTCGTCGAGGCCTGCTGCCTGGAGTCTCTGATGATCCTTGACAAGGCCCTTTACTTCGTCGTCTGTTAAGTCTGGATGTTCACTGCGTTCCTTCTTGAATTCTTTCTCAAAGTCAAACGGCATCTAGTTCGCCAGCCCCTCACAAATCGTCAGCAAATGCTTAAGCAGAATATCCTTGATTTTCTGGTACTTCCGATTCGAGCTCTTATCAATGATGATTACGTAACTGTAAAGTTTGGGGGGCATAACAACACCCATAAGCCTATTCAAATGGTAGCCAGCAGGAAGCTTCTTATACTCTAGCCGTCGACGCCGACACCAGAGGCAGCTAAGGTGAGGCCTACGCATCTCTGCCGTGTATCCGCAGAGACTACTGCAAGCCATACGAGGCCACCACTTACTAAGGCTACGCTTCATCCAAGAAAGCATCTTCTTCTCTTTCTAGTCTGTCAAATACGTTTCAAGCAGGATTATCTCGCATCTGCAGTTCGGATGAATATTAGGATGGAACAAGTCCGCTCCCTCAGCTTCTCCATAAGGAAAAACTCCCTCGAACTCTGAAATATCCTCTATCTCAAACGTTTTCCCGTCTAGCCAATCGCAGTCATCACAGGTCTTGTTATCGCTCTGCGAATTGTAGACCCATCGCTGCATAATTCGAGCTGTAAAACAGCGGAACGCATAGAAGGCTTTAAACGCTTCCAGCGCCTCAGCCGTTGCGATTATCCTCTGCAATTATCCACCGCTTCCCAGGAACAGAAGACCGGCTACCCTCTGCCTTCCGTAGAAGCTGCGGTGCTTTTCCTTCTTTACCGTCTTCAGCTGGACTATCCTCAGGAAAGCCTATTCGCAGCCTAGCCTCACCTTTCTCGATAATACCATCCTTGAAGAGCGTGTCTATTATTGGCGCCATCTCTGTTAAGCTGGGCTCCCAGATTGGTCGCCACTTAACCAAAGGTATCTCAACGTTCTCGCCGAACTCGTCATTGACAAGCTGTTTGAACAGGACAGTTTCAAGTTGATCGCTAAGCGCTTCCTGAATCATGCGCAGCCTTGTCACGTACTCTTTCATGACAACTTCAGCAGTAGCCCTGTTTGTACCTTCAACCTTACCCATGAAGATACCGGGAACCCCCATGACGCCTTGTCGCATTTCCTCAAGATACTGAAGCCACCATTGAATCTTAATGTCACGAGTCATGCTGGGAATAGGCTTAGCATTTGCGTCTCCCCTCAAGAAAATGTCGCTCGCAACACCACGATTCGAGAAGCTATCAATAAGCTGATTCAACTGATCAACACTGTAAGGCTTCTCCGGAGTCCCACCTTGAATAACAAGCATAGGCTTCGTGTATAGATGGCTGATTATGGCCATGTCGTCTTCAAGCTGGTTAATGTACGCTTGAATCTTCAGCAAAGGCCGCAGCTGACTCGTGCCATAACTGTACTCATACCACCAGCTCTTAGGGCCCCAACGAATATGAAGCATGTCGTTAGCCGTGAACACGACGGGCGGCATCGTCAACAGTTGAATGTAACCAAACACTTGGCCATAAGCGTCCCTGCGAACCCGCATAAACACAGGATCCAACGGCTTCAACGTAACAATACTCTTGCCATCCCTACAGAGCTCATCAAATGAGTTACCGAAAACAAGCATATCCGTCGTGCTGATCCTAAGAGTCTCCAGATAATTTCTTTCATCAAGCCAATTAATCAGCCACTCTCGCACCTGAACTGTTGAACCTTCAAGTTCAAAGCCGTTACTGATTGCCAGGTTAACAGTAACATCAACCGTTGCCTTGATGTAAGGCGTAAAAGTGTACAGTTCCTTATACTTGGGCAAATCCTCGATAGGAACGGCGCCCCACAATCGCTCCCAAATAGCCGTGTATGGCGGAGTAACAAAGCCAGCTCCAGACCCGCCAATCATATACTTGTTCATGTAACCCCATAAGCCCGCGTCCTGGCGCCAGCCTAATGGGATTTCTTCGTGAATCTGGCGTTCGCTAACCGCAAGAGGATAACTCCGCATAGCCTGCATTCCAGGCTGGACTTGACTACGCAAAGGCATATTCAAAACTCACTTATGTGTTTACGTGCGAAATGTGCTTAATGCATCTAAGCGCTTTTCTTCTCAACCGTTATAACGACGGTATCGATAATGAGGCTCTTAGCAATGTCGACACCGTTCACGAGAATCTTGATGTCCTTAGGCTCACAGTTCAGCTGGATCCCAAGGGACTTAACAAGCTTTTCTTTATCACTCAGATAAAACACGGGCGGCTGATAATCATCTGCCACTTTCTTCACCTCTCTGCACTGTTCATATATTACCTTTAACGAGGATGAGCGATAAACCTTGCCCGTACATTCTCATCAACAGGATACAGCCTAAGACTGTACCGCAGGGCGTCGATGGCATGATCATTCTCTTTCACTTCTTCCTTGTACTCAAGCAGCTCGCTGACAAGATTCACGCATCGTTCACTCACGAAAATCCGAGGCTTGCCATCCCCAGCCTTTGGAAAGCGACCGCCTAACTCTCTGATTCCATCCTCACGTTTACCATGATACCCAGATGCGTCAATATCCGCCCTACGCAAAGCATCAATCGTCTCGGGGCTGCTGGGATCGCAGAGGACTTCACCGCGGCCGTACAGCTTATAGAAATCTTTGAGGATCTTAATGAGCTCTTCAGTCTTCAACTGCCTCTCGTACAGTTCATCTAAAGCCCATATACGTCCATCCCCGTCGACGCCGGTTGCTACAAGTGCTGTGGGGTTTGTCCAGCCAAAGTCCAGCCCATAACGGATCTCTCGTAGATCCTGAAGGCTTGCTTCACCAATATTCACGGTAGCGTCGAAGCCGAAGCTTCCTGTACCTACCGTAGCAAACCGGCCGAAAATGAACCTGTCTGCTAAGCCGCCCTTATGGCTGCGTTCAATCTCTTCTAGGAACTGTTTGGGCAGCCAAGGATTATCGTAAATCGTCCAACGGTACACTCTGCTCTCTGGATCCTTCGTCTTCGGATTCTCAAAGAAATTGAACAAAGGGCTCTTAGGCTGATCTGGCGTCGTCGTTACCCACGCGCCCCTTGGATAGCCGGGAGCTGAGCCTCGCAGTCGCCTGGAGATCACTTGCCAGCTTAAATCAAAATGACGGATCAACCGTGCCTCATCAACATGTGCGAAGTCAACGTTTGCGCCTTCTGCACGTTCTGGCTCTTCTAAACTAGCAAACCAAAGTACGCTGCCATTCGCAAACTCCAGCTTTAACGCGCCCCGGCTGAATTCGTGCACAAGAGGATTCGCCTCAAGCGGATGACCCAACAGCAAAGGCGACTCCAACGTTGGAATCAAAATGCGTTCAACCATGCGAAACGTAGGCTCGAACACGTAGCCGACTATGCCGTCGTTCTCTTGGCACCAGCGAATATCCTCAGCAAGACCGCAAAGCGTCTTCCCCGCACCTGTCCCACAGCTGACAAGACGAAAGAACACTTTGTAAGCGTCATCATGAAATGCTTGCTGCTTCGGGTGCGCTTGGTAATGCGGGCACCTTCGCTGGCCCACTAGTAACTGGCTTTCCATCAGGACCTATCTCTACAAACCTTCCCTGCAACATCACTATACGATGCTGAATCTTTAAGGGTTCCGTAGGCAAGAGTCCTAGGCTCTGACGCATTTCAACCTCAGCCTTCACAGCATCCAAATACACACGGACCGCTGCTACCCGAGCCATCCCCTCAACCGCAAGATAAGTGTTATAGGCTTCCTGCTTAGCTTCAGATAAGCTTGCGAGCGCATCCCACACGACACGATCCTTCTGTTCAGGATGCACCTTCAAGAGAAGCGGCATCCACTGGTCACGCGTTTTCCAGTCTTGCCAAATCGTACGTTTGCTACACTTGTACTCTTCGCTTATTTTCTCGACTGCTTGCGTTGGCTCCATTCCTATCGTTGTTAAGTGAAGAAGTCTATGTTGCCTTTTCAAGATAGCTTGAGCGTGAGTAGTATTCATAAAAACCCTGTTTACTGCAAACTTTCTCAGTGCATCAATCTGGACGTTCCCACGTTAGATAGTACTTTTCGGTGAGCAGAACAAGCTTTAAGAGCGCTGCGACTCCGTCTTCGGTTCCGGCTCTTAGGATCTGCATTAGGTGTGTTTTGCCGTACTGTGTTTGAGAGGCGAACCTGTGGCCTGCTATTTTGAAGACTAGTTTGGTGAGCTCCTGCTTCTGCTCGGGCGTTAGCGTAGTGTAGAAGCGTTTTGCTTCTCGGCTGCTGTACATGAGGTCTGGGTTGCCGCCTAACTCTTTGATGCGTGTTTTGAGTTCTAGTTGGTCTTTGTTGATGTTTAAGATTCCGAGTAGGCGCATGCCTGCGCGTTCAAAGAAGGGATTGTACTTGGCCATGGCAGCGACGGTTTCTACGAGTTTAGCGCCTGCAAGCGGAAGAGTATCACGCACGAGCTTTTCTGCTAGGCCTACTCCCCGGTATTTAGGGTTGATCACGACCCTGCTGATTCTGCGTACCTCAGTGTTTACGATTTGTGTACCCTCAAGGTTTTTGATGTCTCTGTACTCTGGAAAGAATTTGGCTCGGATTCCACTGTCTAAACTGGATATCGTATTGTAGATTATGCAGCCTACAAGCTCACCGTTCAACGTCATCCTAAAAACGCGTGCGCATGCTGCAGACTCGCTTGACAAGTAGTGAAATTTGAGCAGCTCCTTAACATCCTTGGAGATACATGATTCAATATGCATGTGCTTAGTTAGGCTGAACTGTCTTGGTTGCCTGGCTGGATCCGCGTAGCAGAGGTTTACGCTGTCCCCGAAAAGCTTCAGCACTAGGATATCGGGGTCAAGGTCTTCAATGACGTCCTTGTGTGTTGAGGCTACGAATGCTGTTAGGCCTGTCTTGCGTAGGTAACGCTGTAGATTGTAGCTTATGACCTTGGCCATTTCTCGGTCTAGGGTTGCGCAGAACTCGTCTATGAAGATGATGTCTGTTCGTCGCGCGAACAGCTTCGCAAGGCGATAACGGTAGCGTTGGCCGTCGCTTAGATGCTTGTATTCTGCAAGCATGATGAAGGCTTCGCTGAGGCCTACCGTACTCAGAAGACTCATAGCGTCGCTGATGTTTGCTCCTAGAGATTCTACGACGCGTTCATCTTCTCGTGGAGATTCTTCTGATAGGCATGCTACGGTGAGCTTTTGTTCCAGGCAGTACTCACGAAGCTTAGCTAGTAAGACTGTTTTGCCGCTGCCACTGTCCCCCGTAATATAGGTTAGGTCACCTTTGCTGAATCTGAAGACAAAGTTTGAGAACACTGGAAAGATGCGGGATTCGTCTATGCCTAGGCCGAAGCTGTGAGCAACTGCAACCACGCGCTCGCTAACATCAGGTGGTGTTGTCTCAAAAGCAACGTTGACGAGAACGTTGAAGTCTTTGTTTAGACTGTCAGCGGGGATATTCTGGAAAGGAAGCTTCTCAAACTCAACCTTACATAGAAAGTCAATAGCCTTGTGCTGCCCGGGCTGAAAGACGTATTGGCATTTGGGACACTTGACTGCTATCTCGCTCTCTGGTGCTTTGCTTCTTGCATTTTTAGAAGGTCTGCTATCCGAGTTTTTATTCAAGGCAAGGTCAATCTGCCTGTCTCGTAGAACTAGAAGCTTGCTTAGGTCCTGTCGGCCTTTCTCGCTTTGCTCGAGGATGAACTTGAATTCTTCCGCGTCCCTGCTCTCAATATGTTCGCCCTTCAGCTTGTTCATCACTTGCCGGATAAGCCTGCGGTCAACCTCTCCTACAGGAAGACGCACAACAGGGACCTTTGGCATGCCCAGCTTCTTGGCTATGCTGAGCCGCTGCTCGCCATCCGCAACAAGCAAATCCTTATTCGTAATGATGGGTATGGCGAAGCCCCAGCGTTTAATGCTCTCCTCGAGGGCTGCAAGCTTGCTTTTGCTCATAAAATTCGGGTTCTTGCCATCCGTCTTCAAAAGGCCTATATCGACAAGCTCAGGGCCTGGAATCTGTACTTCACTCATAACTTCACCAGTGAAGATGAGTAAAAACCCAAGTCACGACTGCAGTTGCGACAATCAGAATATAGGGCTGCAGAGCTCTCCAAGTGCTTTGCATACTATTAACTTTCTTGACGAGCCCGCCTTGCATATCCTCGCCGATCAAGGCCTTCTTTATCATGCGAATATCTTCACCTTGCTGCTTAATCTGGGAAACATATGGGCACGTAGGATTCTTGCCTGCGAACGTGCAGAAATCTTGTTCACCGCTGGAGCGTTCCTGTTCCATAGCCATTTGACAAGACCTCTCCTCGCACGAAGCTTCCAGGCACTTCCTGGTGCACAGGGCACTCAATAACTGCCGCTAGAAACTCGCTGATCTGAGCAGACGTCTTAATGTTAACATCTTCCTGCTTCTGCCGGTCATGAAAGCTGTTCGCTGAGACAAAACGTTTCGCCATACGCCTCTGAATGCTCAGATCACTCCGCTTGTGCTTTGTCAAAGATAAAATCCTCTAGATGCCACTTCTCCCCTTTTGGATTGGGAGACGCAGCAAAGAATACTTAAAACAGCTTGTTAATTAGAACTGTACGGTCTAAGCTTTTTAATTTTCTGGGGTAGAAGATTATATATACCTATACCTGTACAGACAAGTAAGGAGATGATTTATTAAATGAGCACGCAAAAAGGAATGAATATTACGGAAAAGAAGGCATTCAGTTGGTTATTGTCGAAAGGCTACAGAGCAGAAGACATTATTTTTAGCAGAAAGAAAAGCCCTGATTTCAGATGCACAGATGGAAAGTCCTTTGAAATTAAAAGAGCTTATGGTAAGATGATAATGTTCACTGCAGCACAATTTCAGTACATCAAGAGCCTTCATACTCCAATAGTTCTAGTTTTTGCAGATAACCAAGATGAACCTATAGCGTCCATTCCTGTCGATGAACTTGTGAAAGACAAAACTGTCAGACATTTCAAGATTTACATTGCCTCTGCTCCGCGGGTATATATTGACAATAGCTTGATTGAGCAGGCAATCAAGAGGTGGCCAGACGTTGCGCTTATCAGCTGCATGACTAATCAGGTAGACTTCATTCTTAGAAAGGCTCTGGAACTACCTGCTCAGAACACAAAGAGGTGATCAAGACGCCAGAACTATTAATTGACATTGAGAAAATCCTACCTAACAAATGGAACCCGAATGTCATGCAAAAAGAAGAATACGAAGCACTCAAACAGGACATGCACCTTCACGGAGTCAACGGTGTGGATCCTATTCTTGTCAGCCTAAAAGGCGTCTATGAACTTCCAGTACCAATTCCAGACTTGCCTGCCGGCGCTTGGGACAAGGCCTTCAAAGTAAAGGGTTACGTCATAGTTGACGGTGAGCACAGATGGAGAGCTGCTAAGGAGCTCGGTTGGAAACAGATCCGCGCTACTTCAGAGAACATTAGGGAAGAGGATGCTAAGGCGCTTTGTTATCGTCGCAACCGAGAAAGAGGCACGATAGATCCTTTCAAGGAAGCTGCTCTCTTCAAAACAGAAATCGACGTAGGCCTCACACAAGCCAAAATCGCAGGCAAATACGGAATAGAACAGGGAACAGTCTCGCATCGACTCAGCCTTCTCAAACTTGAGCCTGAAATCATAGAGAAAGTCGAAAGTATGCCACGTGGCATAATCACGCCCAGCCATCTCGAACCCTTAGCAACTCTTCATCCAGATGACAGGAAAGACCTCGCAAGATCCCTAATAAGAGAAGCCAAAGACTACGGCCGCGTATTCTCAGTTAGAGAAATGACTCAACATGCTGAGAATATGAAAAGGCGACGAGATCAGCAGGAAGCACTTGAGAAGGCATTAGAAACCGCAAAGTACCCTACATGTCCAGTCTGCAAGAAAAAAGCTTTCAGCATAAACCATAAGGGTCTTCCTTGGGTTAACTGCAATAATTACCATTCTATAGGCGCCTGGAATCTAGAAACAGGCAAAACCGAGTACAAGCCTGAAATCCATGAAGAGAAGACGTTGACCGGCGAAACAAGAAAAGTTGAGTCTAGCGTTCTCAGATCCGTGCACACAGTCAAGGAGCTAAAAGACTTATTCATTAAACATGCTAAAGAAGTCGTGCCGAAAGTAGATATTCAGCACGTAAAGGTTTCAGGAAAGCTTGACGGCTCTAGCTTCAGTTTTGACCTAGATAATTATGGAAAGATGCTGCATATCTCAGTTGCTCAATCGGGCGTCTATCGTTCCTTTACTGCTGAAGAACACAAGTACAGAACAGGAGAAGTAACATGCATTCACGCAGGAAGCCCAGGTGCTGTTGAAGAGGTCCGCGAATTCATAGATAACGCCTTCAACGGGAAACTTGTGATAGAGTCGAAACGATTGAAGAAGACGAAAGGAACCGTTCTAGAGAGCGAGGAGCCTTTGGAATCTGAGAAGTTGGCGACAACTGAGAACCCGGAAGACTCCCTAGCAAACGAGGAAATAGCGCAGGAATCTCTTCCAGAGGAATAGATGATGAGCTCAGAACTGATGAAGCGACAGAAAAAGTATCCTCATGCAATCATATATATTACGGCTCAAGGAATTCTGGATGCTGACAAAACGACTCTTGAAACATGGGAGTTTGAAGCGCAGATATGTGACCGTGTGCTTGACGTTTTTCCGGAAGGTTCTTGTCCTTTCTGCAAGGGTCGTGTGTTCGTCATTGGAAACAAGGGAATTATCGTTGATTTTTCTGTGCCGTTCGTTCATAGCTTCAGAGTACAATGTAGAAGCAACAGAGGGGCACTTAGAAGTCGATGGGTACAATGTACGAGTTGCTTGGTCAAACGAGCTCATTGTAATGGGGTCCAGCATACTTGGTTTGGCGAAATCTGTAATGGCCTCATAGAGAAGAATCCAGTCTGGAAAGGCTGGTTGCATGTCCCCCAAACGAATGCCCCAACTCGGACCTATGACCATGAGGCCAAACCATGACGTCTAGCAGCGTTCGCAAGAAAGCCCTTCCGTACTCAGGCAGTAAGTTGACGCCGGATCAAAGCATGGCAGCCATAACGAAACTGCTCGAGAACCTTGGCTGCAAAGACTACGATTGGATGACACTCGGCGGCCAGAAAACTTTGAGGTTCGCGTTGAAAGTGAAGGTGCGCGGAGTCGAGAAGTTCCTAGCGTACAAGTTGAAGCCGCCCCCCTTGACCAAGACTGTGACGTCGTACAATCCGAAACTGTACAAAAACGAGAAAATTGTTGTGTCTGATGATATCACCGCCTTTCGTGTTCTCTTTTGGTACACGAAAAACAAGATCATTGCCGTACAGACAGGTCTTTTCAGTTTTGAAGAGGAATTCATGTCACACATGATAATCGCGTTGCCCGATGGTACAGAACAGACCTTGCAGGAAAGGCTTGACGATGAAATTTTAGGCTTAGCCGGACCCCATGGCTTTCTCATGCTACCGCAGCCAGAAAAGGAAAACAAACCTCAAAACAACAAAACCATTGAAGCGGAGTTCACACAAAAATGACCTGTTTGCTTCGCGCGCGCGAGGTGAGTGAGAGTGGAGTGTGATTGCCCTAAATGCGGAACTCCTTGTATCCACACAAAAAAGGGTGAATTAAAATGTCCTCATTGTGGGCACATTATCTGCAGACCGCCAACAGAGAAGGAAAGAAGGAAAAATGAGCTTCCGTCCAGGCCTGCATCCTATAGTTGCGGCTGCCGAGTGGGAAGTACGGAAGCAGCTGGACCTTAAAGGCCTAAAGATGCAGTACCAAGAAATGATAATCATAGACGCGCACAACGTCGACATCTCAGGCGTGAATACAAAGCAGAAATTCCATGGATTCGAGATTGATGGCCCTGTGCACCGGACAAGCGAGAAAGTCAAGCTTCGAGACGAGCACCTTGATGAAATCTTCGCGAAGAGGCACATGAACCTCTGGCACCTTCCGTATGACCCACCGTTAAGTATTGCCCGCCGGGAAGAGATTGTCAACTTCATTATCAGTAAGATGCTGCCCGGTCAAGAACAGAAGCCAACAAGCTTAAGCCCAAGCCTTCGCGCTGCGGAACACAAACGTAATTTTCCCTTGTGTCCCCTCGGAAAGACATTACCCTAACATTTTCTCTATACCTACGCAGAATCGCTATGGATAAGACGACAGTTTGATCCAGATATGCCAAAACAAAGAACGTTTGAAGCTTCTTTTCTGCGTAACGGAATTCTGCAGCGTCAAACTTACTCTTCAAAACAAAGATATCCTCTTCTCGCAGATTGCAGTTAGATCCTGAAACCTCGATGAAACAGAGAACCTTACCGGCTGCGCGTGCCTCGAGATCAGGCTCGTGGCGTTCATGGTCCGCACGGTCTTGAATGATGCTGGTGCTTAGGCTGTATTGCGAGGTAGGCCACACCTTACAGCGCCGCAGCTTCCCATTCAAAGCAGTTATGACATTTTGGACTCTTCTTGAACCATCTGTCCAAGTGTCCCTGTAAAGCTGCTTCCACGAAGCCATTACCCTAAAAGATACCTACTCTGTTACCTACTATCGTCCTTCTTGAAATGCGAACAACCCTTATTTCGCAAAGGCTTCCTCACTTGAGGGTTAGCATAATCATATTCACTCTGAAAACCAGCAATAGCGTTACGTCTACAAATCGCCCCAGAAGCATAACACAACTCATCGTCTACATCACACTTACCATATTTCATCAAACTATCACTCTGCTACCTGAATGGTGTTCGGCGGACGAACAGTACGATTAGACAGTACCATTAAACGGAAACATCAAGGATTTCTTTGATTACTCGACGTGCCTCTGGAATTGTTATGTCCAACTTTTTGACGAGGCGGTCCGCAATCAACACGAGCTCACTGCGGATCTCTTCACGCATTTCAGTTGGTATCTTGGACATGCACCTGACTCCTTATCTTTCGGAATTCAGCAACGATATCGCGCAGGACCTGGAGCTGCTCCTCAGTCATGGTTTCTTGGCTCCTTGCTGCTCCAATTCCTCAAGACGAAGGCGCGCTGCTTCAGACACAAAGTCTGCTATGCTACGATACCGCTTGTCTTTTCCAACATGCGTTTCGATGTCGGCTACGAGGCTCGGTTTCAAACTAACGCTTCTGTACTTCAATCTGGAATTCGACCTTTTCATCTAATAGTCCAGCATTACTGCGTGATTCCTTATAAGATTTTCACGCAATATTCACGCAAGTTTACGTGTGGAGAAGAACGCATTTATACAGCATTTATGCTTGATTAATCATAGAGATACAATGCCTAAATACCGTAACATTAGCATCAAAACCGAATTCGCTAACAGCATCGAACAATTCATCAGAGCAAACCCACAGTTTGGCTACAGAAGCCTAGCCCAATTCCTAGAAGACAGCTCACGCAGACGCTTAGAAGAACTTGACGAACCTAGATTCCAAAAACTAAACAGTGACGAAAACGGCGTCAAAATCTGGGACAGCAGACTCCACAAAACAGCCGACGTCTACTTCAAACCAAACGGAATCCGCTGCACACTAGATGATACAAGCAACTGCGAACACGTCTACTTCGCGCTAACCTTTTCGGACGTGCGAGACATTATCAAGGCCAAGCGAAAAGAAGGATGGAAACTTCCAGACGTGTAAGGGGGGTGATAAGATACCCTTATTCAAAAAGAGCGAGACTACAGGCAAAACAGAGACTATCGGAGAAAAGATGCGTAGCCAAGGAGAGAAAGAGGAAGCAGCAAGGCTAAAGAGTTTAATTAGATTCCCAGATTTCGGTACTATGCACATTACGAAAAAAGACTGCCCCAACGAGTCAGTATGCTTCGCCGCAGGAGCTCACGATAAGACAATGGCACATCAGTTATGCGCCGTGTGTACGATGCTTCAACAGTTAATCATCATAAGCAAAGAAAGCTAAGTAATTCTTACCTTGCCCTGTTTCATCAATGCAAGGAGCTCCCGGAGATCCTTCCATTCTGCATCAGTTAGATTCAAGTCTTCTCTGCCATGAGCACCACTGCCTAAGAATTCTAGTTCTGCAGCTGCTTCTTTGTATTTCTGTCGCAACTGCTCGATTAGTGGTTTGCTATATGGCGCGTCTTCTCCTCGGACCTTGCGGCCTTTGATCTTCTGGATCCAGTTGCGTGGGCAGCCAACGCTTTCCAGCGCAGTCTCGACGATCCGACGGCCATCATGCACGCTAAATGGTGTATCTGCTTTTGCGCTAATTGCCTCAACCGTCTTGCTTAAGCCATGATACGTCAAGGGATTATACGGTCTCTCCAAACTCAAGAACACGTTCATACTCTCGTTCCAGAGTATACCGTGTGTCTTCGTCATCCATTCCCGGTACTTGATAAGTTCACGTTTTGTTAGGGGTGTGAGAAAGGTTTCTTGACGAAGACCACGATACTTTCCTTTACCGTGCCCTTTAATGAACTCTCCTGGAATGCTTATGTGCGGAAACTCTTGTCTCATCCAGTCCTTTTCAAAATGCTCCCACTTCAAATTCGTGAACGTCTCCAGGGCTATTCCGGAAGTACAGGCAACGCAGACAAGCGCGCGGTCCCTCTGATTGAAGCAACTCTCATAAAGTGCCAACCGTTTCTCTTTGCTTGGAGTTCTCTGAGCGCGCTTTCCAACATATTCCATCCTGCCTGCCTCTGCCTGGAGCGCGCGATAATTACAACGGAAAAACGAGCGTACTGTTGTGACACAGTTCCAACGCGTACATTCAGGATATTCTGCTTTGACGATAAAATCGTCCAGCAATCGTTCAGCATCTAGAGAATTGCAGTCGCTCTTCAGCTTGAGCAGCTCCTCAGGATCCTTCTTAGCCCAATCACAAAACAAGAACAGCAGATAGGCCCGGTGCGCCTTCGTACCATTCAGCTTCTTAAGCCAAACCTGCACAGCTGGAAACTTGAACGCCCAGCCTTCCAGCACCGTTGACGGGGTGAACAGGTACTTCCGATTCGTCATAATAGCCGCGTTTAACGTCTTCAT